TGAGAATCATTTCTTTTTGATTGTTTTTATGAGATTCTAATATTTGAATAATATCTTCTATATTATTCCAAGGTATACAATTATCTAAAAAAGCGGCATTAGTTATGCAATATTTACCCTGAGCTTTTAATTCTAAAATTGTTTGTAATCCTCCAGCATAATTATTTAAAACAAGTCCAATGTAACATTTATTATATACCTCATATTTAATATTTGAATGCCATTCAGATTGTGGTATTGAACCATCTCCGATGATTATATCATAACCTCTAAAAATCAATTCTTTTATTATATTCTCATTATGATATTCTGGATCTCCGCTTGGGCAATATGCAAATATTTTATTTCCATATATGCCTGTAAATTTATCATTTGATTTTATATGAATATCAACTAAATCAATTTTTAAGTAATCTGAAATATATCTATGTAAATTAACGTGCCAGGTTATATTCTTGACATGATTCATTTTATATATATCTAATCGATCACAATATTTAGAATCCATTCCAGTCCAAATGCATATGGCATCAGATTTATGATTTAATACAGCTTGCCAGTCTTCTTCTCGATATTGTCCAATAAACAAGCAAGGTTTTTCACTATCATAATATTCATTCATTTGATACCATTCTAAAAAAGCGAAGTCTGCTATTGATTTAGATATGTAGGCCTGTGTTATTCTCCGCATAGTTCATTTTGTAAATCATATATTTCAGGGAATGACTGAAGGAATGCAATCTGTTCTTTGCCGGTGATGCGTTCACTCTTTAACTTGCCAGTCCAATGATCCTCAAATTTATGTTTATTCTCCCACTTATCTGTACTGATTGACAAGAATTGTATCTCATCTGCATCGAATATCCCAATGGATGCATCACTGATGATTGCTCTGAGCCACATGGCCCAATCAAGCCCGCTGTTTAATCTCTTATCAAATGGCTGCCAGTTGATCTTATCAAGGAATCTATTTGATAGCATTCTGCCAATACCTATAGGCTCATAGGATCTAGGTCCTTTGCCGTATCCAGTCCAGTTGACAAGTCTGATCTTATCATCCACATCAATGAAGTGACATCCTAGCTTTCCTACCATGTCAAACTCTTTGAGCTTATCTTCAGCCTCTTGGATGTAATTATCTGACACCCAGTCAGAAGAGCCAACAAACAGCACCCCAGTAGGATTGTATTTCTTAGCTGCCATAAATCCAGCATTCCACTTTGCACCCAGTGGATCATTGGATATCTCTATCCACTCTGCACCTAGCTTGATGCACAGCTCCTTATCTTCCGGATCATGGCCCATGCAGATGACTTTAACTCCTACCTTCTGAAGTCTTGTGATTGTGATTTTGAGCAATGGCCTTCTGCCATTCACTGGAATAGGAGCTACAATCATGATTTCAATGCGTTAAGTAGATCAGCTTTCTTTGGTGCTGCTCCTAAGTTTAGTCCTCTATCTTTTGCCAGTGCCTTCATATCATTGTAGCTCATGCTCTCATAGTTATATTGTTTTGTTCCAATAAACTGAATCTTAGCTGGTTTGATCTCTGTGTTGATATTTGATTGAATATGGGCAGACAAGTCTCTCATTGCATTCCGTAGGCATGTGCCACATCTTTTATTGAGCACAATATTCTTGTTTAACTTGAGCCACATGGACAGCTCCTCTTTTAGCTCTTCATTCAGTGCAAAGGATCTAGTCTTCATAAATCTCTGCACCTGGCTCATCAGCTCATTTGATATCATGGCTTCATAATTTTAAGTAGTTTCTTCTCTAAGGCTGTGCCTTTTATCTTTCTTCTTAGCTCTCTGCTATTGTGCAGCTCACGCAAAAGTATTGCACCAATCATGGCAAAATACTTGTCCTGATCAGTCATTGCTTGCTCTCCCATGATTGTATAATATCAGCTAGTAAATATGTGATGAATGCTATGCCAATAGTGTGCCAGTCGTACATCAGTAATAGGATCACTGAAGTCCAAAAGGATAGGCAGCTCCAGCAGTTTAGTGGTTTGATATCAGGCAGTTCAAAGGTCATCATTGCTCTTGATATCCCTAGGCTCGCCAGTATGAATAGAATATAAATCATTTTTAAATTGTTTTATGGCACCATGGATGACTCTGAGGGGCAGATTTGTTTCTGCTTTGATATCTCTATAAGTCATCCCATACAGATGCATTTTAGTTAGTTCTTTACAAAATAGCTCTTGATCATCTTCAGGAGACTTCTGCATGTAGTTATCAAGATAGCATTGATATTCTGATAGGTCATCATCTTCTGTCTCTTTGAAGGCAACATCTGTCTCGAATGGGAGCAGACGTATTGGGGGATTGAATTTCTTGTTGAATTCACTGCCAGGCCATTTCCACTGATTGTATGCAAACCTTGCAAATGTTCTCGGAAGATCGGCATCTTGGATCTCGTACTGACTGAGTATGATGAACACATCTGAGACAAGGTCACGATATAGCTCTGAGCCTCCAGTGATCTTGATAGCGATATTGTATGCCTCTTTATTCCAAAACACATCCCGAAGTTATTAAATATTTGAATACCTCATTGAGAAATTGTTCTGATACTGGCTTGCTATTACAAAACCTCCACAGCTGTGCATAGTTAAGATCACTATCCTCTGACAGATGAGTCAGCTTGTAACGATTGGAGAGCCTCTTATGAAGCTCTCCTCTCATCCAATCACTTAGGCTCACATCAGAAGGGAAGGTCATCTTCAAAATCATCTGCTGCTTTTATTTTATCAGTTGTATTTTGTAGCACTGGTGCCGGTGCTGGAGCCACATAAGGCTCTTTGATTGCTGCACTCATGTACTTAACTCCTGATTGAGCTGTTTTCACCCATAGTGAGATCTCAAGTTCCTTGCCTTCTACATTGATCTTGCCTCTGTAGTCAGGCTGATTGTCGGCAGTCTTTTTGTCATTCTTAAAGATTGCTCCACTGTTGATTTTCTGTTCCATACTTATTTGTTTCTATAGATTAAATTAATTACCAGTACCCATAAATTTTCTCCTGGTCTCCAAGTCCTCAAGGATTTGATCCAGCTTCGCAGACACCTCATGATATTCCTCATTTGTCAAAGGTATTAAAGAAATTTGAGTAAAGTAAACCCTCCAATACATTGATTCAGACTTGATATCATACACATGCTCTTGTACTACTTCCATCACTTATTGTTTAGCTTGTTAATATACTGCACATAGAATTCTGATGCATGTCTTAGCCTCTCCAGCATTGCCAGCTCAAGCTCAATGTCACGTTCATATCTGATAACTGTGATACGTTTTGCTGCATCAATATGGTCCACTCTATGCAGAGACATGTTATCCCACTGATTAAGCAGTCCTAGATCATTTTTAGGATCTGTTGACACCATGCAGTAGATGAGCTCAAATGATGGCCTATCATACAGATACATGTAGGCTCTGCCTTGCCATTCATAAAGTGACTCATCACCATCCTCTGCTGTTGCTGGCCATGTCTCTAATGACCAAGATGTCTTGATGTCTATGATAGCCTCATCCAGTAGGATGTCGCACTCACCAGTCATCAGCTCAGTCTCTAGTCTGACCTTGTTCTTTTTGTAGTCAGTGAATCTGACTGCATTCACTAGATCAATGCTGTCTTGTTCTTGCTCAATGCCCTTGATGATGTACTTGTTATTCAGCTCAATATTATAGCCATAGAAGTCTTGTTTTGCAATTGACTTGATGTAGCTCTTAGCTGTTTCTGATAGGACCTCTGACTTGCTTCTAGCGTTTGTCATGATCTTACCTATGCTTGATGGATGCCATTTCATATCTCAAAGTTTTGTTTGATGTAATCTTCTGAATTCTCATAGCCTTCTGACTTGTACTTGCCATCAATGTAGGCTGTCATTATCTCTAGCTTAGCTTTTTGATAGAAGTTTTTTATCCATTCTGATCTGAGATCGTCACTAATTAAAATCCATTCATCACTATGCATAAACTCTACCATCTGTTGTATTGACATTGGTCTCATAGTTTTGCCTCCTGATCTTTAGTTAATAAATAATTTGTTCTCAATTCCTCTGCTGTATACTCACCTCTTGCAATCTTGGCCAGTGCTCTACCAAATGCCTCATCTGTAAGTGATGTCTTAGCTGCTGGCTTTGGCTCTTCAGTTGCCTTAGATGCTGCCTTGCCATCATCATCTGTTGCGGCCAATGATAGGATGCTGGTCAATGTGTATCTGCGATAGTAAGAAATGGCACTACCTAGCTGCTGGGGATTCTGTAAGTCAGGCAGTTTCATCATTGATTCTACATGCTCACCAGTGTCAACATCTATAATCTTAGTGTAGACCATTTGGTCAATGATAGGCTGCATGATGATCAGTCCATTCTCCATCAGAATATTCTCGCATGCATCTAGTACAGCATTGAGATCTGCGTATCTTGAATGATGTGACTGAGCATTCTTGTGGACCTTGCCGATTGCCAGCTTTGCGTTATGCAGTTTTTTGTACATAGGTACTGGAGCTGCACTCTCCTTTTCTTTAACTGTTGCCATAATTTGTGGTATTAAATTTCAACAAATATAATTATTATTTTGAGATAAACAAATCAAACCATTGAATAAATTCATCAAATGACTTAACAATCAGATATGTTCCCCCAGCTTTCTCTATCATTTCTTGATATCTTATCTGTGCTTCAGACTGTATATCCTTGCCATACTTAATCTCTATCTTCACTGATCTGCCATTGATTGTGGCTGATATGTCAGCTGATCCCTTGGTGCCAGTTCCTTTGGTCCACTTGCCCGGCATCTGTCTTGTTCCCTCACCTACCTTGAGCTTGGCTCCTTGCCTCCACATTCCAGTAGTATTGATTCTTTCAGCTTGATAGCCTGATAAGTTGATGAATGAAACCACTGATTTAGTGAGAGCATTAGCTGATGAGTCGGCCCACTTAGTTTTAGCCAGTGCGAATTCAGGCATTGATGGATATTTCTCTTTGAGATGTGCTGTTTCAAGATCAATGAGTCTCTGTTTATTTTCCTTGTTCATAAATTCTGTCTAGTGTTAATGTTTTCCCTGGTGCCATAGTTGTATCCCTTGCCCAGTCTTGTTCGTTTACAAATGTAAATTTGTGCTGTTGAGCTGGCACTACTTTCTTCTGCTCTGACAATTTGCTGATGAATAGGGCAAAGATTGCAGACCAAGCTATGATCATGATGATTGATATTTGTTTCATTGTTCTGATTTATAGTTTTCGTTATAGTAATCTATGAATGCTTGCCTATCTCCAGTTTCACAATATAAACCCGCTACCCATACTTTTTCCATCTGCTCTTTTTCTTTTTCAAGTAATAAATTCGCTACTCTTCTCCATTCAAATCCGTTTTCTAAACCAACACTATTATTCATAATATGTATTAGTTCTTGCATTGCTGTTCTTTGCTGTTTCATGTTAAAAAGGTGCTTTATCAATTATTTGTAAATTATCCCATTCAGATTCTTTCTTCTGTTCAGTCACATATTCAATGTAAGGAATGGAACCATTCTGTTTTCCAGCATCTACTCTTGTAAGTTTACCTTTCTTGACAAGATAATCTCCATACTTTCTGATTCTACCTGATGTATACTTCTGACTAAACTTTCTGTAAGTAGGATACTGATCACAGAATTTCTCAAACATATCCTTGAGAATCATTCTCTCATTAAATTTCATGTTATCATTTATCCAGCTGTAGAAGTCATGACCTATCTCTGACATCAATCTCTTTTCATCCAGGTTAACTGATGCATAGTTGACAATGCCATTCTTTAAATAATACTGGATGCATTCAATCATGAAGTTGTCAAACTTGCTCCATTCTTGCTCATCCCAATCATAGAATAGATTGCGGCCAAAGTCATGGAATGGTGTGAAGGTCTTGTCATAGTGATTGTGTAGCTCTATTTCAAACTTTCTACGTTCATGTGAATTCCCTTCACCTTTCAATACATAGTTTGTAGGGATTGCAATCTTTGGTGTTCTATCCTTCTCAATAAAGAATTCATCCTTATTTTTCTTATTGACTGGCATCCCATCCGTGACAATTGAGAAGAGCTTTTCAAAGTCAAAGTTTTCATTCACATCATCAAAGATTAGTATCTGAGTATCAAGGCTCACTCGCTGGAATGCAAAGTCCTTTGATGGATCAAAGTTCTTTCCGTTGATGGTGCATGTATTTTTAAACTTGCTTAGTGCTTCAGTGATTATTCCCTTTCCGGTTCCTCCTTGTGGATTGTCAGAGATATCTTCATCATTTAAGATTATCGCTGGTGAGTAATATGGATTCTTGTAAGTATGCAGCATGTAACCTATCACAGATCTGAATGAATCATATCTATCTTGAGTCTTGCTGATATTAACAATAAACTGTTGAAAATCACATTTGCTGCTAGACTTTTTATAAACTCTATCAATTACTTGCTTATCCCAAACATGCTGAATGAAGTCAACATATTGCTTTTCTTCTACTGACTTGGCTGTGATCTCTACTAGACAATTTTTATAGAATAGATAGGCCTTATCTTTGACATCTCTAATAAAGTCTACATCCTTTGCTTTCATGTAGCTTAGAAAGTCACGTTTAAAATACTTAGTCACTGATGCCATGAAGTCAAACACTACATGATCCCCTTGCTTCTCAACATGATCCAGGACAAAGTCTTTGATTAGATCCTCATTGATTTCTTTCACAAAGTTATTCTCAACCTTGACAAACAGATAAGACAGCTCTGAATTCTGATACTTAAAGAATCCATTCTCTGCTAGAAAATCTCTGTACAAAGTAGGGGATAGTGTGACTCGGCCCTTATCATTTTTCCTCCAAAAGTTTTTTAATTCACTTTCAGCCTTATCCATGATTATCTCAACCTCATCCTCTGAGTATTCTTTGAGCTTTGACTTTATAGTCTTAGGCTTTTCACCTTGCTTCAGTTCATTTTTAACATAGTTGATAATCTCTTTGTCCTCAAATTGTGAAGTGCCAAAGGCTCCCTTATCTCTATATCCTGACTTTATGCATTGCAGCAGCTCATCCCTTCCCAGTACATCAATATAATTATTAAGAATGTATGTTTCACATTCACTTTGCTGGATGCCATATCTGTTGAATGCTGATGCCAGGTTAAAAAAGCTATTATTTCTGTTGCCTTCTGAGAGCTGGTACTTTGAGTCAAACCATTTTTGTATATTCTGTATAATCTTATTTGTTGACCTCATTGGAATTGTAGCCACATAAGTTACATCAATATCCTCAACCTCTTCAATTATACTGAGATATATTTCACTGTTGTTGTTGACATAGATGTCCGGATCATAAGAATCAAAACAATTCCTTGAGATATTAATGGAGCTGTTATCCCAATACTCAGAATCAAAGTGTTGTTTCAAAGATAGAAAGTGCTTTCTGTGATTCTCAATTACATCTGTAATCTTCACGACTACTTTCAATCCTTTGCCTGATGGTGATGTGAATAGAATGTAAGTGTAAGGATCTGCACATAATTTTGCTCTATGATCTGCCATCACCTGATCATTTGGATACTTGTCAAAGTCTAGGCATATCAGTCCGCTGTGAGTCTTTATTCCAGCATCATTGCCATACTCAAAAACTCCTGACCATCTATAGACTGGCAGTTTGTTTTTCTCAATGGTATATTCATCTTTGCTTAAAGTCCGCATTTTTAGAATACGATCTCTGTATCTACTATTTTTTATCCTTTCAATGGCAGTTTCTACAGTGATGTAATTCTTGTCAAATGTCTGCTGTACTGATTTGTATATTGAGATCATCTTTCTAGAATGTATGTTAAATGAAAAGGCCCCTTCAGCTTTCGTGATGCAGCACTACTCGCCAAAAGAGCCTTTAATAAGTTCTTCTAATCCTCTGCATAGGACATTGCAAATGTAAAACAAATATTCATATGTTATTTAACATCCGATTTATTTTTCTACATCCGATTGATTGCCGATTTATTTTACTTGTAACTATTTGATAATCAAGCAACAGCCGATTATCCGATTTATTTTCCCATTTTTTGAAAAATAAGTTTTTTACCACATTATTTAAAAAATAAATATATATAGAATAGGAGCTGATGTAATCGGCAATCAGATTATTCATACAGCTGCACCCATTCTGTGAGCTTAGCAATGAAGTCATAATCCTCTAGGATCACAAGTCCAGCTGGACATTTCTCAATAGGGCAATCAAACTCTTCTCTGAGCATAAAGATATCTTTCTCAATGGATGACTGGCTATAATTATCGGATAGGATATGATTTATCCTGGTGTGCAGTCTTGTAATTGTGTACGGCCTTTGTTGAAGGCAATATACAATAGCTGACATTCGTCTCAATTTGTTCCTCATAGCAATTCTTTTAAGTCCTCCCTAGTAATGTATCCACTCTTATCGAGAAAGCGGCTAGAATCGTCTGTATTGAGCTTTAGAGTTAATGTAATCATGTTGCCTGATACATGGTCCACGCACATCCACACTTTGTCCTCTTCTATTTGCAGCAGATAATCTTCATGTACTTCCTTGTGCAGCTCATTGATTGTCTTTAGATATTCATAGTCTTTGGCCCTCATCCAAATGTTGTGCTGCTTAAGTCCATGCAGCACTGAGCAGTGATCCATTCCAAACATCTTACCAATGGCATCAAGGCTGTGCCATCTTCTAAGCTCTGACCAAAGATAGTATCTCTTATATACCAGCTCTCGCTTTCTGTTTCTTACTTTCAAACCATGCTTCTCAGCTAGATCCATTATCATTGATGTGTTCATAGCGGCAATTGTTTTAAAATTTTGTAAAGTACATTAACTACTATTGAGTTTCCTGCTTGTTTGTAGGCTTGTGAGTCGCTTACTGGCCAAGTAAATGTATCAGGAAAATCCATAAGTCTAAAACATTCTCTTGGTGTAAGTCTGCGGATTTTATATCCATCAAACATAAATCTGTCAATATGTGGTAATTTAACAGTTGGTGCTATTATTTCAGAAACAGATTGATTGTAGGAATCAATTGCTGATGGAACTCCATTTGTAAAATTATTTTTATTTACTGTTTGAGTTAATCTTTTATCTGCAAAACATACCCCTTGATTACAAGCAGTATCTAATGTTTGTGCTATCCCTTTGCCCACTCTTCCTCTTCTTGTTTCTGAATTAGGTACACTAAAATTTATTGAATCACCATCTGTTGCTGTTTCGTAGCCTTGTTTAGTTGCTGATTTTATTTTTAGATATTCACCATCAGTAGGATTCTTTGAATACATTGTTAGAACGCAATTAGCTGAATCTTTACTTTCAGGATCTGTCCATCCAATTGACCTTTCTGCATTGGTTATTGTATTTATTCTTTCTTCACTCAAAAAATACTTGTCATTCACATTATCCTCAAGTACATCCTTTAATCGTTTACTCAAATGTTCTTCTTTCGGAAATTGAAAACTATTATCTTGATCGTCACGAATGCCAATTAAAAATACTCTCTCTCTATTCTGTGGGACTCCATGATGCTTTGCGTTTAAAACTTTCCAATACAAATGATAAGGTACTGAATCTTCATAAGGGAATATAACTGGTACACCATTAACTGATTTGCCACCTAACATATTCACCCATTCTTGAAATGTTTTACCACCATCATCAGATAACAATCCTTTGACGTTCTCAAAGATGAAAAATCTTGGTTTGTTTACTTGAATAAATTCGTGAGAGTTAAAGAATAAAATACCTCTTTTATCGTCTTTTCCTAATCTCTTTCCAGCTAAACTAAATGCTTGACAAGGTGGAGATGTCATATAAATATCTAGTGATTCGTATGGAATCTCTCTATCATAAACATTTGTAGGATAATATTTTGGCTCACCATAGTTGTGAATGAATGTTTGCCTTGCGTATTTATCCATATCACAAGCAAAAATTTCTTTGTATTCAATACCTAATCTCATTAGTGCTTGATTGAATGCACCTACTCCGCTAAAATCACTTCCTACTTTTTTCATATCTCTTGCACTGCTTTAATTAATGGCGGCCACAGGTCAGCCTTCTTGATTGCATCCTCTCTGCTGTTAGCTTGCAGCACTCTATAGGCATCTTGCCATTTAGCTTTGCTGTTTAGCTTGAATTTATATGTGATCTTCCAGGTCTTCATTTCTCTTTGCTTTTATCTTGTAAATAATTATCATGATTGCTGTCCAGGATAATGCTATATAAACACCTACCCATTCAAACCAATGCCATACACCCCACCAAAACAATACTGTAGTGGCTGCCATGACAAATAATATTGCTGCTGTCTTCATGCTCTTGCTTTTAAAAATTGTTCATATAACTTCACATTGAATGATGCACTTTTCACATCATCTGATTCTTTTGATTTCCACCATTTAATCATTCTGTTGACTGGTGATCTGAATGATACAAATTCATTCTCTTTTTGCTGTACTTTTTTCATCTTTATTATATTAGATTTAAACAAACTTTTGACATCTCATTTGAGATAAGTGCATATGTCTTAAGAAGCATATTGATTTGATCCGAGATATTGTTATGATTCACTAGATACTCTTCATATTCTTTATGAGATATAAAATCTATGGACCATGTGTAAAGTTTCTCTTCAGCTGCTTGTTTATCCTGAAGCTCTTGGATTTGCTTTCTCATCTCAGTGAGTAAAAGCATTAACTTGTCAATCTGTTCTATTTTTTGTTTCATCTTTTGTGGTATTGATATGGTCAAAGATAGGTATCTTTTCTATCTATGCAAATAGTTATCATATTTTTTTCACATTTTTTTTATTGGGCCACAAAAAAGAGTAGCCATTGCTGACTACTCTCACCTAAATTACCACATTTGATGGCTTTACGAAAAAGCTAGGTATACGGTAGAACCGTTTATCTTTTTGGCCTTGAGTATTTGACCTCTATTTCCTTTTGCTTTGTAGCTGACATGTACCCAGTCAGGCTGTGAGTCATTACCAAACTCCCATATCATCTGATCAAAGGTAATATTTTCCTTAATATATTCAAAGATTTGTGCGTTTGTTATCTTGCCATATCTGTCAGCATCAAGATCAAAAGCCTCAGCCTTGCAATGCTGCGAGCTGGCACTGCCCTTGACAGCACGATTCAAGGCACCGGATCTGTAGCCGGAGCTGATATGAATAGGTACACCAAAGTGCAATCTGAGAGGCTCAAATACATTCTCACATAATAGCTTTGCAGCTGCTAGATGCTTTGGATCAGTGATACTATTATCTATGCCTCTGCGCTTTGCAGTATCTGAATGGCAAAACTCTGCCAGTGTGACGTGATCACTTAGCATCTTCCTTAGTTAGTTGTGATAATGTAGCTGTAACTGTACCAGCTGCCACCATGTATCCAGCTGCTGTGACAAGTGATGCTGGCAATACCACCGGAGCAGCAACAATAGTTGCACCAATCACACCAATTGCTACACCAATGCGCTGCACTTTCTTCCAAAACTTTGGCGTCTTAGACTGCCATCTTTCTTTTAGTTCCATATTTTAATTCTTTAGGTAATATACCAACAAGCAGATCAGGATACTTTACACCTGAATGCATATCATTGTCTGATGTTTGAATGCGATCCTCTAGGCAATCATATAGCTTTGCTTCTACTCTTTCAAGTTTGCCCTCAACAGCATCAAGTCTACTTGTGAAATAATTGAACATTAACACTAGGATGAGAGTCAATAAACCTACCATCCCATTCTTTTTGATTGCTGCTGCAATTGCAATTGGATCCATGTTAAATTATGCAATTTTGTTCCACTTATCCAGTGATTTTTTGACTAATTACATTTAAGTCACCTACTCTAACGTCGGCAGACTGAGTGTTAAGAACATAGATCTCAAAATAATCTCCTGATGTTGCAGTCACTACATCTTGTAAAGCAAAAGGATATGGCTGGTTAGCAGTTGCTGTTCTTACAGTTATCTCAGACTCAGCTTGTACCACTCCATTCTTTGCTAAAGCAACAGATATTACTTGGTTAGGTGATGCACTCTGAATAGTTCCAACAGCGTTATATATAAACTCGGTTGAAATAATACCACCATAAAGAAGTCTGTTTGAAACTGGCTGTGTCCATTTAGGGGAATTACCATTACCTACTGTAGTGGTACCAGCTGCTTTCACCCATACATTCACATTAGGCACTCCAATTGTAGTATTTGTTGTATTGTTAATCATGAAGTTATGACCTACGTTGGATGTATTGGTGATGCCTACATTGTTTATAAACAAAGATTTTACAGATGTATGGTCAAATCCATCAAGATAAGTTCCTCCTCCTGAGAAGTTGCAATAATTTAAAATGAATCCATCATCAGGAATTGTAGGAGCTGGTGTACTGTCAATAGCTTTCTCGCCTGATAGAATAATAAAAGATGAGTAAACTATTCTAAATCTGCGAGTCACTGTAAGAGTAGGAGCTAAAATAAAAGCTGTTCCTGATGCATTACAATTGAATAAGCATTGACTAGCACCTATTGTACCTATTGTACCATCAAATGTCATATTACCACTATTCAAAAATGCAGAATCTTGCATGATAAAGTTAGTGTAGTCTTTAACAGTTCCAATAGTAGGGCAATCTGTAAAATTCACACCGAACCAATCTAAAGCCGTAGTAGTTCCATCTCCATCAAGATTTAAAGCTACGTTTGCTTCTATAGTAATATTTCTTATTGGCAGTGAATAGTTAGATGTAATAAGTGCAGTTCCAACAAGGCCAGTTGATTTTATTCGGCAATTGTCAGATGAGCCTCCTAAAATAGTAGTATTGATTCCACACACTAATCTATCTCCAGTAAGGTCTACCTCATCAGTAAAGAAATAAGTAACTCCCGCAGCCAATGTAATAACTCCAGCTGATGGTGTAGGTAAGTCAGATTTTTGACTTACAAATACAAATGATCCTCCGGATATTGCAGAAATATTATTTTGTTTCGCATTCCAGGTACTTTTTTCTGTATCTGTAGTAAATCTTTTTAAAGCTGATTCTGTAACCTTATCAGCATCAACATCATTTATTTCGTTATCAGTTACAGCATTAGTGTTGATATTCCAAACTGTTCCTGATCCGCTGACAGTAAGATCACCTTTGTTACCATCAGTAACATTACCAGAATTCTGCTCAAGATTTCTTAGTCTCAGTTTAGTTATATCAAAGAAATTATCCATCAATATATCTTATTGAGTATGAATATGTCAGAATAAATGCTATTATTTGCACTAGAGCTGGAAAATTTTGCTTGTATATCTAATAAGTTGCCAACAGTGGTGCTGAACGTAGTATTGTTTATTACATTCCAAGCGAATCCCTCTTGTGTTCCTGATGCTGCTTTAAGTATGTGAAGCTGCGCAATGGTGACAATAGATGCCACACCAGCTGCACCAATAGATCTGACAGTGAAGTTAACTGAAAGCATGAATACTTGATTAGTAATCTGTGGCAAAGTAAATGCTGGAGAATCAGCTAAAACTGTTGAATTAGATTTCAATCTTATAGTGATTGTATTGTTATTCTGAGCACTTAATAAACCAGCCATTTCTACTCTGAATGAATCACCTACAGAAAACCCATTTGCTGGCACTGAAAGAGATCCCACACCTCCATCTATCAATGTACCAAATGAAGTACCAGTAAGTGTTGGGCTGTTGCCAGTCTGAGCAAATAGGCCATAATTAGTGGCAGCTGTGATTGTTGGTTTATTCTTTATAAAATCAACCTCAGTATTATCTGACTGATTCCAATCTGATTGTACTTGAGCTGTACTTGTGACGTTAATATTTGTAGTTGCCATTAGCTTAGTGTTATATTGATTGTATTATTTTCAGTTGTATTCTGTGTGAATGTATCTTCTAGCACTCCATTAACATACACATTGTAAGTCGTTGTCAGATCACCACAATTGCCAGCTGGAGGATTGCCATTCTCAAAGTCATAGTCATCAAATGGGATGGCACACCAATCTTCATTATCAAATACTCTTAATGATACCAGCATTGTCCATCCAGCCACCATGTCTTGACCTTGATTGATGAATGGATCTGTGCCTATCTCAGCTGTTACATCTGCAAACTCAGTCCATCTGTACTGCTGTAGTGTAGTCTTGATGTCATTGCATATCAATAAGCAGTCTGAATGGACCTCATTGATTTGTCTATAGTTAGAATGATTGTACTTGTCACAGATGGTGATCACAAAATTTACATTGACATATCCAGCACCCATCCCACTAGGCTGCAAAGTTGCCACCATCAGAGGATACTGTGCAGCATCTCTGCTTATAGCATCAAGGAAGTCACCTTGAAAAAACTCATTTATTTGTCTGTGCTGTGTTGCGATCTCTTGCAGCTCCAGCATGATTTGATTTAGAGTCTTTTCCATTTAGGTAATTTTTTAATTTGTCAATTTGTTTCTTGCTCGCAGTGAATTTTTTCATACTATCCATCCAAAAGGTTTATATCCAGTCTGATCCTTAGTCATAGATTCATTGCATGAATTGTCATCACAACAAACCAAATACTCAGGATATTTGACACCATTGTCATCTTTCAAGAATCCTATCAATCTTTCTTTGTAAAAATACGCATCCTTTCTGAGCATATCTCTAAGATGTACAGTTTCTGTATCTGTATTGGCTGTCATTGTCTCATCTGACTGGCGGCCTACAGCTTTGTTAGTCAGCTTCTCATTCAGCATTGCAGCTG